ACTTCAGGTGGTGTAGGTGGTACAGCATTTGTAGCTAATAGTGTAGCAACTACTACTAGTGGAAATGGAACAGGTATAACATTAGACGTTGAAACTTCAAGTGCAAATGGTAAATTGCTTACGGATGCTGATGCTCTACTTAACTCAATTGATACTAATACAACCATTGCAGGAGCTGGTACTTATACAGGAGTTTCTTTTAATACTAATGGTAACGGAACAGGTGCTCTAGCTACAGTAGTAGTAACAGGAACAACTACCCCCACAGTTACAAGTATTACAGTAACAACCCCAGGTTTAGGATATGCAGCAAATAATACTTTATCAATCCCAGCAGGTTCTTTAGGAAAAGGACAATTAATAACTTCAGATAACGTTACATCTGAAACAGCACCAACAGCAATTGGAAATGTTACAACTCCTTATACATTATCACAAACCTCAACAACTGGAGCGGGTACAGGAGCAACATTTACTATAACAGGTAATGGTAATGATGCTTTATTATCAGTAGTAGTTGCAAATATAGGTACTGGATACGCCATAGGTGAGGAAATTCAAATTGATAAAACAGATTTAATTGCAGCTGGATTTACAGGTGCTACCTCAAATCTAGTAATAACAGTTTCACAGCAAATGCTACAAAACTCAGGCATAGTAGACTTTACATTAGTTGCTGGTGATTTACTTATAGAACCAGTAGAAGTAGAAGTTAACGTAGCTGGAACAGGATATGTAATAGGAGATACTGTAGTAGTAGCAAAAGCATTAATAGGTAACCCAACAGCTGATTTAACAATTACTTTAACAGCTGATGATATTGTAAATTTAATTTCATTTGAATTAGAAGCTATTGATAAAGGTGTTATCTGGAATAATACAGGTTCAGTACTTTCTCAAGCAGCAATGGAATCTGGCTCATCCGATAACATTAGATGGGAAATTTCAACAGCAAACACCTCATCAGGTACTTTCTCATTATTAGTTAGAAGAGGTAATGATACTCAAAATAATAAAGTAGTATTAGAATCTTGGAATAATTTATCATTAGACCCAACCCAAGATAACTTTATCACTAAAGTAATTGGTGACGAAAAATACAATTACCAATCAAATGGTAATTATTTACAAGTATCAGGTTCTTACCCTAACGCTTCTAGATACGTAAGAGTAAAATCAGTAAATAAATTAACTCCAAATTATTTAGATAATGCAGGAAATGCTAAAGATCAATACACAGGATCTATCCCAATAGTAGGATCAGGTTCGTATAATGGTTCATTTGCTGGTGGTGTAGGTAACGTAGTTCCTTCAACTAGAACAATGAATATGTATCAATACATTAATGCTAATGATTCACAAGGTCTAGTAGGAAGTGATTATACAGATATGTTAAACTTATTATCTAACCAAGATAATTACCAATTTAACTCTTACTTCCTCCCAGGATTAACTAACGATACTCATACCTCTCAAATTACTACAGCAATTAATAATACTCAACAAAGAGGAGATAATATTTTAGTAATTGATCCGGTACCTTATGCTAGTAGCATTACAGCAACTACAACTGAAGCAGCTTCAAGAAATACTTCTTACGCTACTATGTACTGGCCTTGGTTACAAGTAATTGATCCTGATCTAGGTGATAGAACATGGGTTCCTGCTTCAACAATGGTTGGGGGAGTTTACGCATATAACGACAGTGTAAGCGAGCCATGGTTTGCCCCAGCGGGTATCAACAGAGGAGGATTAACTAACGTAGTTCGCGCTGAAAGACAATTACCAGCTGCTAGTAGAGATGCTTTATACGAAGAAAATATTAACCCAATAGCTACTTTCCCTGGAACAGGTGTTGTAGTATATGGTCAAAAAACATTACAACGTCAAGCAAGTGCTTTAGATAGAGTAAATGTTAGAAGATTGTTGATTGCTCTTAAATCTTACATTGGACAAGTTGCTCAAACATTAGTGTTTGAACAAAATACAGCAGCTACAAGAAATAATTTCTTAGCAGCAGTAAATCCATACTTAGAAAGTGTACAACAAAGACAAGGTCTATATGCGTTTAAAGTAGTAATGGATGATAGTAATAACACCCCAGATGTAATTGATAGAAATCAATTAGTAGGTGCTATTTACTTACAACCAACTAGAACGGCTGAATTTATTTACTTAGACTTTAATGTATTACCAACGGGAGCAACTTTCCCATCATAAAAGTTAAAAAAGTAAATATTTATAATTAGAATAAAATAAATAAAAATGGCAGTATTAGATCCTAACGAAATATTTTTCACAGCGTTTGAACCAAAACAAGCGAACAGGTTCATCATGTACATGGATGGATTCCCAGCATACATCGTAAAAGGTGTAGGTGCTGTAACATTAACCCAAGGAACAGTTCCCTTAAATCATATTAACGTTCAACGTTTTGTTAAAGGTAAATCAACTTGGGGTCCTATTCAGTTTACACTATTTGATCCAATTACACCTTCAGGTGCTCAAGCAGTAATGGAATGGGTACGTCTACACCACGAATCAGTAACTGGTAGAGATGGTTATTCAGATTTCTACAAGAAAGATTTAACATTTAACGTATTAGGTCCTGTAGGTGATGTAGTATCAGAATGGATTATCAAAGGTGCTTTAATCACATCTGCTAACTTTGGTGAATATGGTTGGGATACTGAAAACACAGCCATTAACTTAACAATGGAAGTACAACCAGATTACTGTATCTTGAACTTCTAAAAAAAAAGTAAATACTTTTAAAGAGAGCTTGGCTAACGTCAAGCTCTTTTGTATCATTAGTATGTATACACGATAAACGTTATAACTAATAAAAATTATGAGCGAATTTAAATTTCCAACTGAGGTAGTAGAACTACCTTCAAAAGGATTAATCTACCCAAAAGATAATATACTATCATCGGGAGAAGTAGAAATGAAATACATGACTGCTAAAGAAGAAGATATCCTTTCTAACCAAGCCTATATCCAAAAAGGAATTGTGTTAGATAAATTATTACAATCTCTTATTGTAGACAAAAACATTAATTACGATGACCTAATTGTAGGAGATAAAAATGCCCTTTTTATGGCTGCTCGCATTTTAGGCTATGGAAAAGATTACTCGTTCGAGTATAATGGTATGGAATATACTGTTGATCTTTCCACGTTAGATCCACGTCCTTTTGACGAAAGTTCAATCACCCAAGGTGTAAATGAGTTCCATTTTACACTTCCTTCTACAAACACACCTATTACATATAAAATGTTAACAGGTCATGATGAAAAAAAGATTGATCGTGAACTAGCCGGTCTTAAACGACTAGACAAAATGAGTTCAGCTGAATTATCTACTCGTATGAAATACATGATTACATCAGTTGGTGGAGATGAAGATACTAAAACAATTCGTGAATTTGTTGATAACTATTTATTAGCCAAAGATTCTCGTGCTTTAAGAGAGCATATGAGAGAAACTCAACCTGATGTAGATATGCAATATGTTTTAGATAGTGGTGAGGAGGTCACGATCCCTATTGGGCTTAACTTTTTTTGGCCTGACGCTTGATATAGCTCCTGAATTTAGGTTAAATTTATTTACTCAAATCCACCAAATCATATTTCATGGTAAAGGTGGATATGATTGGGAAACTATCTATAATATGCCTATTTGGCTTCGTAAATTTACTTTTAAACAAATAAAAGATTTTTATGATGAAGAGAAGAAACAAATGGAAGAAGCTAAAAAAGGTGGTTCTCAAACTTTAGTAGGTACTGATGGAAAAGTAAAATCCCCAGAATTCCTTAAAGGTGTAAAACCTAAAACTTCTTATAATACGGGGGCGTCAAAGAATTGACGCCCTCAATATTTATAACAAATAATCACGCATGGCTGACCAAGAAAATATTAATAATGCTAGAAGACAAAATGAACTATTAGATGTTCAATTTAGTATACTTGAGCAATTAAGTAGACAAGCACAACAACGAGTAGTATTTGAAGGTCAAGTTAGTGATGAAATTGCTGAAGAAAATGATTTCCTTCGCCAACAGTTAATTGTTAGAAATAACCTTAATAAAGGAAATGTAAAACAACTTACAACTCAAAAAGAACTTAATAAAGCTGCTAGTCAAAATTTAAGCATTGCTCGTTCTATTCAATCCGTTACTGCTAGTGAATTAGGATCCAGAAAACTTCTTGAAAAAATTGAAAAAGATAAAGTAAAAGTTCAAGGAAATATTAATTTCTTAAAAAAACAATCTTTAGAAATTGATAAACAACAAGCTTTTTTAAATCAAAGAATTCAAACTTTAAAAGGTTTAGAAAGAAAGGTTTTAGAAGAAGCTAATAAAGCTGAAAGAGAAGGTAATTTAGAAAAAGCTACTAATTTAAAATCTCGTGTTACTAATCTAGGGATAGAAGCAAAAACCTATCAAGCTCAATTCGAAAATAACAATGCTATTCAAGATAGTTTAAATAAACAAGTTGATTTAAGTAATAAATTATTAAATGAGTTAGAACAAGTAGAAACTGTTAGTAAAGCTATCGCTAATGATGGGTTTTTATCTATATTTAATACCTTAAAAGATGTAGTAAACCTAATCCCAGGACTACGAAATCTTCTTCCTGGTTTCGATCAAGCTGCAGAATCTTATAGAGAAGCTTTAATTCTTCAAAAGGATATGGGTTTAGATAATAAACAAAGATCTTTATTAGATAAAAATTTAGAAGCATATAAAAAAGGTACAAAACAACCTGGTGGTCTAGATAAAACGTTTATGGGTGATTTACCTAAAGAACTCCAAGACCAATTAAAAGATAAAAATGGGGAAACCTTAACAGGTACAGCTGCTTTAGCTAGAATGAAAAAACTAGGTTTAACTTTTACATCACCTTTAAATGCAGCTATGACTGCATTACAAGGTTTTATGAAAAAGTTTTTATTTTTACAGTTTTTAAATGCTATGGTTAAAGCTGATAAAGTAGCTGGGGATTTAGCTAAAAGTATGAATGTTACGTATCAAGAAGGCGTACAAATCCAAGATAATTTAAATAGTATAGCTAATACGACAAATAGTGTATTTGTTACTTCTGAAAAATTAGCCCAAACCCAAATGTTCTTTAATAAAGAACTTGGCACTTCAGTTATGTTAACTGATGAACAGTTAGTTACAATGACTAAATTACGAGAAGCTGCAGGTTTTACTAATGAAGAATTAGCAGGAATAGCCAAAATTTCAATTACTACTGGGAAAGAAGCAGAAAAAATTACAGGAGAAGTATTAGCCCAAGCTAGAATTTCTTCTACAAGATTAGGGGTAGTTGTAAATGAAAGAGATATAGTAAAAGAAATTTCTAAAGTTTCAGCTGCTACAACATTATCATTAGGTAAAAGTGGGGAAGCTATTGCTGATGCTGTTACAACTGCTAAAGCTTTAGGTATGGAATTATCCAAAGTAGAAGCTATATCAGGCTCTATTCTTCAATTTGAATCCTCAATCGAAGATGAACTCTCAGCTGAATTACTAATTGGTAAAGAACTTAATCTTGATAAAGCTAGACAAGCAGCATTAAATAATGATTTAGCTACAGTAGCGGAAGAAATAGCAAAACAAGCAGGAACAGCTGCTGAATTTGGAAAAATGAATCGTATCCAACAAGAAGCTTTAGCCAAAGCTGTTGGTATGAATCGAGAAGAATTAGCTCAAACTTTATATGTTCAAGAGCAATTAGCCGGAGTTAGTGGAGAAGAAGCAAAAAGAAGAGAAAAAATTCTAAATGCTAGAATTGCTGAAGTAGGTTTAGCTCAAGCTCAACAAGAAATGGCAGAAGAAGGTTTTGAAACCCTTGAACACCAAGCCTCAGTTACACAACAAATAACAGCTCTTACTGAAAAATTAAGTGAAGTTTTTGTAGCAATTGCACCTGCTGTTTTAGCAATTGCAGATGCTCTTATGTTGGTTTTAACCCCAATCGCTCGTATTGTAGGATTCGTAACTCAACTTGGAAAAATGTTTGGTGGTATACCTGCAACTATTGGGTTAATGATTCCTTTACTGATGAAAGCTTCATTTATAGCTAAAGGTTTTGCATTAAATGGTTTTAAAGGAGCAGCAGCAGCAATATATAGAACTTTTGCCGCAATACCTTATGGTTTAGGTTTACCTTTAGCCATAGCTGGGGTTGCTGGGTTAGGAGCGGTTGTAAATGGTGCAAGCAAAATGTTTACAGCAGATGATTTAATGTCATCACCAACAGGAGGTTCAGGATATGGAGATAGAATATTAGTAAGTAAAGAAGGAACATACGCTTTAAATAATAGAGATACAATCCAAGCCTCAACAGTAAATTCATCACCTCAATCAGCTGCTGTTGTAGAAACTAAACTATATATTGATAATGAGGCATTTGCTCAAGCAAGTTCAAAATCATTCAGTAAACTTTAATATTTATAATAAAAACATAAATTATGTCACTTAAAAACAAATTAGCAAATGATGGTTCTCCATTAACTCAATTTAATGGAGCAACGCCACCAACAATGGCTGGAGCTAGTGATCAGTCTAAACTACACAATGAGTATTCTATTAATGGAAATCCTAATATGTTTGGTACTGTTAAGGTATCTCCATCTACATTAGATTTAAACGGAATAACTCCTTCTAAGTATTCAGATAACTTACCAGGATAATTAAATGCCTTTATTAGACCTAAAAACTGATCTTAAATCTTTAAGGTTTGGAAAAGATAGGAAAGGTGGTGGTAATAGTGGGCAACCATATATTAAAACCGGAATTCCAGAAACTCCCTTTGAAGAAGCTATTACTTCTCCAATTGGAGTTAATGATTTTTTATTACGTGGTGGTCTAAACGCAGTTACAGATACAGCAGAAGATGTTTTACGTTTAGGTAAAATGTTTCTTAATCCAAAAAATCCAAGTGGTTTATTATTTGCTGCTAAACAAAATTTACTTTCCCGTACAGCAGTCCGTACTCAAACAAGTGGTATTTTAAACGAAGGTACTTATACACCATTATCTACTTTAGCTCAAGCAGGTGTTAATGCTTTTGGGGGTCATTTAAATAAACAAGGTATAGATCCTTTTGCTAAAACTGGTGCTTATTCTAATAATAACAGTTTATACGGTGTTAGAGTAAAACCTACCCAACTTCCAGGAAATAATAGATTAGTTATACTAAAAACCTTAGTAGATGAAGGTAAATCTAGAACCTATGGTGATGGTGAAATTTTTAATGAAGGTGGAGCTATAGGAGTTAATGTTTTATCTTATGGTGGAGGTCCTGGATCTAATTTAGGTATAGGTAGAACTAAGATAAGATATTCGGACCAAAGAACAGGTAATCAAAATGCTTTAGCATCAAGTAAACCTGGATACTTTTATGGTGAACCGGGTAAAACAGGTCAAGAACCTTTCACTCCTGGTAATTATCTCCAATCTTTATCTAAATCTTCTAAAGGAGGTTTAAATACCTTAAACAGAAATTGGAATTCAGTATCTAGAACTTTTGAAGACTCCTTTGGTAACAAAGTTAATAATAAAATTAATGAGAATGGTAAAAAATTATACACCCCCTCAGTATATACAACAGGTTCTGAATTTGTCTCCCAAAAAACTAATCCTGAAATAGCATCTTCTCAAGGTTCAGCAACACTTACTCAAGACCAAATTTTATCTCAAATTTTATCTAGAAATAATGGTACTACTCAAATTAGAGATTTTAGAAAAAAAATTACTCCTAATACTATAGGTACTAAAGCCTATAATACAGCTAGGGAAAATGGTACTTTAACAGATGCCCCCTCCTATTCAGGTCCAGATGCTAAAAATTACGAACAAAGAGTAAATGCTGGAGATCCTGGTAAAAAAGGTTTAATTAGAACTAATTATTCAAAAGGTGCTATTGATATTGCTACCGGAAAACCCTACGTAGTAAACGAAATTAATGCAATGTATATGTACGTTGCAGATAATGTTACTGATAGTAAAAAGAAAAATGATTTTGTTAAACTTAGATTTGCAGTTATAAACCCAGATCAACCCTCACAAAAAACATTTGTCCACTTCCCAGCATTCTTTGATGGTGCTATTACGGATAATATGTCTGCTGGTTGGGATTCATTTAAATACTTAGGTAGAGCAGAAGAATTTTATAACTACACAGGATTTAGTAGAGAAATTAGTTTTAGTTTTACAGTAGCTGCTCAATCAAAACCTGAATTATCTCTTATGTATCAAAAGTTAAACTACTTACAATCTAGTTTAACTCCTAACTATAACATTACAGATGGATTTATGAGAGGTAACATCCACCAATTAACTTTAGGTGGTTATTTCTACGAACAACCAGGTGTTCTAACTTCTTTAAATTATACTATGCCTCAAGATTCACCTTGGGAAATAGGCATCCCAGCAGATTCGGCTGATGGAGAAGCAGTAGGTGGTATCTCATACAGAGACCCCTCAGTAAAAGAGTTAACTCATATGATCCAAGTCCAAGTATCATTTAAACCTATTCACACTTTCTTACCACAAATTGTAGGATCAGCTCTTGATAGAATTAAAAACATAGATGGAGTATTTGGAGCAGGAAATATCGACCAAAGATATATAGCATTAACTAATGATGGGGATGGAAATAAAAATAATTTATATTCAAAAGGTACCCCAAACAGAACAGACATTCCTGAATATGGGAATAAATTAGGTTTAGGAAGTTCAGAACCATCAAGTGATACAGCAGAAGAATAATGGGAAGATATAGTAGAACAAAAATAACAAAAAATCCCGAAGGTAAGCGTTATTATGCTACTAGAAGGTATTCTGAAATTCCTAGAAGTAATAATGATTTGTATGTTATTACAGCTATTGGAGATAGATACGACTTACTAGCTAATCAATACTATAAAGATCCTAGCTTATGGTGGGTTATCTCCTCAGCTAACCCTGAGTATATAGGTTCACTTTATCCTCCACTTGGTGTTCAATTACGTATTCCGGCTAATATTTCGGAAATAACAAGAAATGTATAAGTTATGGCAAAAATTAATTATGATGGTACTAATATAGTTGGGGGACCATTTAAACCTTACGTAGACGAACAAATTAAAGTTCGCCAAGAAAAATTAGGAAATTTTAATAAAACTAGTGAAGAAATCGTTTGGGAAAATGGTAAAAGTGCTTTTGTCGCTTTAGCATCATCTGTTAATATAGCTAATAGTAAAATCTCAGAATATATTGATACAACTGATGGAGCTGAAGCTAATATTTCTTCTGGAGAAGATACTACAGATTTAAGTGGATATAATGGATTAACCAACCAACTAGTTAATTATGTTTTAAGCGATGGGATTACAGGTAAAACCCTAGTTACTACTGAAAATAACGATGGTGAAGAAAGAGTTAAATTATTAGATTTAGCAGGGGATCCTCAACAATACTTTGGAAATTTTTTAGCTCGTAATATAGTATTATATGGGGGTACTTCTTATTTCACCCCAGATTCAGATGGGTTTCTTACTGGCCCCAATTATAGATTCGGTATTACAGAAAAAAATAACGTTTTTGATGACTCAGCTTATGGATTTGGTGGTACTAACCCAGATGGTTTTAAACCTATGCCTGGTATTACTTCATTTAACCTTAAGTCTAAAAACATGGGTTCTTTAAGGGATGCTAGTATAACTATTAGAGCTAATAGTGAAGAACAATTCAAAATGATAGATAACCTTTATTGTAGAATTGGTTATACTATGTTTTTAGAATGGGGTAATTCACTATACTTTGATAATGAAGGTAAATATCAAAGAGATAGTACTCCTAGTATGATTCCTATGTTTCTTAGTGGTAAAATCTTTGAAGGTGGGGTAGAAATAGATCTTACTAAAGATCCAACTAGTTTTATATCAAGAATAGAAGCCAGAAGAGAAGGATCAAATGGTAATTATGATGCTTTTTTTGGTAGAGTAAAAAACTTTAGTTGGGAATATATAGCTAAAGGTGGGTACTGGGAAATTTCTTTATCTTTAATTAGTTGGGGTGATATAATTGAAAGTCTAACTATTGATGGACAGTATGGTACCATTAACAACGAAGAAAATATTGAAAACCCTAACAATACTTCAGCATTAACTTCATTTCTTTCGATAGTTTCTACTCCTGAAGGAAAAGTAATCATTTCAAAGCAGGGAGGTCACCAACTTACAAAATATAGTAATTTTAAAAGAACTTTAATTGGGGATACGGTTACAAGAAAAGCAGGTTTTGATTTTAATCCTATAAATTTAGAAGCTAGTGATACTATTACTTCTTTAAATTATAATAGACTTTCAACATCAATAGGAAAAATAGTAAGTGGACACGCCCAATTTGCCAATAAACATTATTACTATGTTCGTTTTGGGGATATTTTAGATTTTATTAAAGATCGTTTATTAATATATACAGCTAAAGATAGTAAACCTATTATAGATATAGATACTGATCCCCTTAAAAACATATGTTATTACCCAGGTATTAACGTATCAGCTGATCCTTCTAAAGTAATAGTAAATAATCCCATACCTTATGGTTATAGTTTAGATAATAATGAATTTAGAATTAAAGGTGTTGTAAAAAATAATAATGGGGATGCTGTAGCTAAACAAGAGGATATTGATGACCCAGAATGGCCTCACCCTGTATATCAAGATAGTATTTTTAGATTAGATAAAGCTCAATTAGAAAATTTTGGTTCTAAATTTGATCCAAATAACCCAACTGAAGATTTTCCTTTACATGGGAAAATAATGAACATTTATTTTGAATACCAATACCTTTTAGATACTATTGAAAGTTTAAGAGATGAAGACACCCGAAAAATTCCATTATATGATTTTGTAGATAAACTATTAAAAACAGCTAATAGTTGTTTAGGAGGGGTTAATAAACTTTCTATTAGACTAGAAGATGATAGAGTAATGAGAATTTATGATCAAAATTCGATTTATGGTACTCAAGTCTCTGATGAAAAAGGTACTACAATTAACCTATATGGATTAAATCCACTAACTAACCCATCAGGTTCAATGGTTGGAGCTGAAGGAAGTTTTGTAACAGATGTTAATGTTAAAACAGAATTAACTAATGATTTTTCTACTACAGTATCAGTAGGTGCACAAGCACAGGGTAAAACGGTAGGAGAAGATGCTACAGGATTATCTAGATGGAATTTTGGGTTAGTAGATAGATATTACCCTACTAAAGTAGATTCGTTAAAAAAAGATAATAATGAAAATAGCCCTACTATTCAAGAAAGAATAGAAAAAATAAAAGAACAACTTAAATTTTTATGGTTTGGTTATGCCGAAGGTGTTATAGGTAATGTTATGAATGTAGGTGAAGATGCTTTTACAGAAGAAGAAAAAGCAAATAACCCTGATATTCAAAAACGTTCTGAAAATAAAATAGAAGATATTTATAACTTTAAAAATTTCCCAATTGAACGTATTTCTGAATTTGTAAAACTTCAAAAAGATTGGTTAGCAGAATTAATAAAATTAGAAAATGAGTTAGCTAATGCTGAATCCCAAAGTAAAGGTATTTCTAGATTTGGTACTAATCAAATAGGTATGATACCTATAAACATTCAAGTTACAATGGATGGATTATCTGGAATTAGAATTTACGATAAATTAAAAGTAGATACTCGATTCCTCCCAAATTATTATCCACAAACTTTATATTGGATAATTAAAGGGGTTTCCCACGAGGTAGTAAATAATAAATGGAATACTAAATTAGAAACTATAGCGGTTCCTAAATTACCTGAATCGCAAAATCTTGAAAGGTTAGTCCAATCTAGTAATCCAGGCAATTCAAATGATTTATTAGATTCAACAACAAATAAATACCCACCATCCCAAAATATATTCTCTACTCCATCTTCATTAAGCTCTTTTGCTGCTAATGTAAATTCAGCATTGGGATCTAATTATAATGATAGTATTAAAGCTAGTGTAGTATTTTTAGCTCAACAAGAACAAAATTTAAAAGGTTTTAATTATAATTACTATGGGGTACAAACCGACCTTAAATGGTCAGGTATTGATTCTTACATAAATGGAAGTTTTAACTCTAAAGAAGGTGAAGCGGGACAAGGAAATAGAACAGCAAATGCTAGATGGTTTGCTTCATTTAAAACAGAAGCGGATGGTATTGAATTTGTTGCTGGTAAATTAAACTCAAAAGGTTGGGGTAATATAGAAGATGATAGAATACCAAATTCACAAGCAGCAGCTGAAAAATACTATGGGACTTGGTTATTTGGTAACCCAAATAGTCCTAAAGTACAAGAATTATTAGAAAAAGATGCTAATGCTGGAAATAAAAAACAAAAATTATGGGATGCTTCCTTAGAAGCAATTAAAGACTCAGTCCCCAACAATATGAACCCACCAACAAACCAAGGCACACCCTCAGCTAATATTGATTTTAATAGTAATACTTCATTTATGGATGGGGATAACCCATTTAATAATGACTTTATGCAAACGGCAATATCCTCAAGTAATGATTTTTTTAACAATAATCCAAATTAATGTATTACCCTAAAAATCAAATACAAACTGGATTTTACAGTAATGGTGAACTTATAGAAGCTCGCTCTAAACAACTATATACGGGTCCTTATTTTAAAACCTCTGATGGTCTCCTTTACTCAGGTAAAGAACCTAATGAAGGTAAAAATATAGTATTAATTTACCCAGAAGACTCCCCAGGTTATTCTCGTACTCAATTATCTAACAGAGTTGAGGTAGAAGATTATAGGTTTACTAGAGAAAATGCCCCCTATAGTATATTAAGTGGTCAAAATAGAAATACTTTACCCTATACCCCAATCCCTTACTACCCAATTCTTACAGATAGTGATATTCAAAATGGTGAATTTACTAGGTTTTTTGTTAAAAAATCAAACCAAAATTTATATACTGAAATAAATAGTAGCAATTTTAATAATTCAATCTCCTCAAATCTTTACGTCCCAATTGAACTTCAATGGTTAATCTCTGGGGAAAAAGAAAAAGTAAGAGAAATAAACGCAAAACAAATTGGATTTGTAGAAAAGAATTTACAAATTATAGGCTTAGGAGCGTATTTAAGATTTAATTACCTTCAATTCTATCAAGAGTGATAATGTAAAAAAAAGGTTGTATATTTAAATAAATGTTTTGGTTAATAGAAAATAAAGAACAATTTGAGGTTTTAAAAAATAGTGGTTTTAAAGAAGCGTTTGTAGAGGTTATTACAAATAATCCTTACCAACACCCAACACAAAACTCTATTATTGGCTTCTATGTAAGACCTATCCAAGGTCATAAGGGATACATTCTACCTATATCTCACCCCGAATGTGAAAATTTGTTTGAGGATGAGGTATATTTATATTTGAAAGGGTTAGAGACGATATATGTAAGAGACAAAAAAGAATTTCTACACTACACGATTTTAAAGCAACTTGTAGATATAACATTAGGATCTCCTCCGTATATACCTCCACAAACAACAGCTCATTCTACATTATATAGGAGATTTCCCGATTTACCAACTGTTAACCAACTCGTGCCGATTACCAAACATTATGAGGTTTGCGAGCAGATATATGATGATTTAGAGCACCGTGTTAATACCGCGGTAAACCCGTTTTATAATGACAAGGCTACGCTCGTGTTTAATGCGATAGAGCGTAATGGCATAAAAATAAATAAAGATGAATTCGAAAAAAACTTTGACCGGAGTTCGCCAGACGAGTATGTTTTTACTTCTTACAATTTTAAGACCCTTACTACTAGGCCTTCCAACAAGTATGATGGTATCAACTACGCGGCTCTCCCTAAAGCAAACGGTTGTAGGAAAAGCTTTATTCCTCGTAATGATGTGTTTGTGGAATTTGATATTAGCGCCTATCATCCTACTCTTAGTGGGATGCTTGTTGACTATGATTTTGGTGATTATGATATACATAAGGCTTTTGCAAGCATGTATGGTGTTGATTACGACAAAGCTAAAGAATTAACATTTAAACAACTATACGGAGGAGTATTTAATGAATATAAAGATCTTCCGTTTTTTAAGGCAACATCTGAGTATATACGTACGACCTGGGAAACTTTTCAAACAGAAGGCGTTATTATTTGCCCTATCTCTAATTACGAATACAAACGTGATGTTTTAGAGAACATGAATCCTCAAAAATTATTTAACTATATTTTACAAAATATGGAAACGAGCTTGAATGTTGAAGTATTATTTCGTATATTCAAGTTATTGAAAGGTAGGAATACCAAATTGGTTCTTTACACGTATGATTCGTTCTTATTGGATGTAGATAATAGCGAAGTAGAGGTGTTAGAACAGATTAAGCAGGTTTTTTATAAATTAAAGTTACAACTAAAAGAAAAAAATGGAATCAACTACGATTTTACCTAGATACGATTATATTTATGGGTTAGACACACATTCACCCCAAAATACAATTGATTTGAATAATAAGTTATTTTGTACCTTTACTAGTCTTGAGAATCTTGATAGATTAGTAGAGGATTTACAATCCCAATATACAATTATGTACAACAAAATGTTTGTACTACATATAAAAAGCAATGATGAATACGTTGTTACATACAATGTTGATCAGGGCAATGTATCCTCTATTCCAGAGAATACAATTTTAGTTCATCGTAAAAAAGATAGTAACACACTTTACACCATTAATGCCCTAAACGAATTAATTAAGGGTTTAAATGGTGGTATCGTAGATTCCAGATTTAGAGTAAACTGGCAACACTATCGTAATACAATCCTTTTAACTCAACAAAACGAGCTTAAAGAACTAAAAACCAAAATTCACAAAATTATTGAACTATAATTTGGATTAGTCCAAAACGTTTCGTATATTACAGTTATTAATAAAAAGTTATAAACATGGATTTAGACGTAATCAAGCAGCGTTTAGAGGCTCTGCAAAAACCCACCTCTAACAACAACAACAATGGTAAGTCATTGTTCTGGAAACCATCAGTAGGAAAACAAACAATTCGTATTGTTCCTTCTAAGTTTAACAAAGCAACTCCTTTTAGCGAATTGTATTTCCATTATGGTATTGGAAAACCAGTAATGATTTCTCCAATTAACTTTGATGAGAAAGACCCATTAGTAGAGTTTGCTAAAAAACTCCGTCAAACCGACCAACCAGAGAACTGGAAATTGGCTAAGAAACTCGAACCAAAAGTTCGTTACTTCGCTCCTGTTATCGTTCGTGGTATGGAAGATGAAGGTGTTAAGATTTGGCAATTCGGTAAAGAGCTATATTCATCATTCCTGTCAATGGCAATGGATGATGAAGTAGGTGACTTTACAGATGTAGTTGCTGGTCGTGATATCAAGCTAACTACTGAAGGACCAGAGATGACAGGTACTAAGTACAATCGTACTGTAGCTTCTCCATCAATGAAGCAAACACCACTAGATGCTGATGCTTCAAAAGTAGAGAGTTGGTTGTCAAACCAAGTAGATCCACAAGGAGTATTTAAACAAGTTCCTTATGATGAAATGAAATCAAACCTAGAGTCTTGGTTATCTCCAGAAGATGCTGCCCAAGAAGGTGATATCATTGATGACGAAAAGGAAGTATCTACTCCTCAAACTAACTATTCTTTAAATACTTCTACAGACAATGTTAAGCAAACCAAATTAGATAAATTTGATAGTTTGTTTGATGATGATAGTAGT